TGAGAGAAGCATCCTCATCAGTCATATAGACCGTTGCGCTGCCAGTACCATCGCCGAAACCGGAGATGTAGCTGCGGAATGGAACGTACTGACCAGGGGTTTGACCGATGGTGGTTACATCGATTTCGGCCCGGTTGATCTCAAAGCTCCAGTCACGAACCTGTCCTACTACTCCAAATGCGGCATAGGCAACTTGGAAAGCGTTAGGGGTAACGGCTGTGCCGTCGTCGCTGATAGTGATTGTTGATCCACCAAGGGTTGCAGACACTTGCAGCACTCCGGTGCTGGCGGTGTAAGCAATAACGTAGTAGGTGGTAGCGAGGCTGATACCTGAAGGAAGTGTGCCTGTGCCTGCACCGCCAGTTTGAGTGTTGATCACACTAAACTGCACAGGATCACCTACTTTCAAGTTCAAGTAACTTGATACAGTGATGGTGTCTGCGACAGTGCTGACGTTAGCTTCAGCAAAGCTGCTGGTTGTTCCAGCGGGCTTGTAGTATAAGGCACCTGAAGTGCCGGAAAGAACGGTGGTTGCCATTGGGCGTACCAGGGAATAAGGGTCTCCGCGGGCACTGCCCGGCTTATTACAGGTTAGCGACTATTTAAGTCAGCACAGTTGCTACATAGCCTGTGTCAATGCGCCCTACAAAATGCGGTGATTCGTCAGTAGCTGAAAAACTTGGGCCGTTTATCTCGCCTACTTTTACGAATACACCTGTAGTAGGTTTAGCTGTGTCATTAATTGTCTCTAATACGTTTACGGCAGTTGTTACCAGTTCTTGATTGCGGGCTGGACCACGGCCTTTCTCTGTAAACAAACGGATTACTAACGCGCCACGGGCATTGTCCACGCTAGAAGTCAGCGTTGGTTCGTTTGTTAGGCCGAACGTGATGTTGACGCGGACGTACTCAGTGGTTGTATTTGGTGGAACGGCAGTGATGTTGTCAAAATACACCGGTACTGCAGGGGACAGGTTGTTAAATGCCGTCAGTAACGGGTTCTCCATTGATGCCCGGATCGCTTGGTAGTTCATTGCAGTCCTTTAAACAGGTCATCCATTTCAATTCTGACGGCGCGGTCTAGTTTGCCCCCTTCTACATAACTAGCAAACCAGTCAAGATCGGCAGTGGCACCGGATTCGCTGTCTGGATTTCCTCCGCCGACATAGCCTCGATAGGAAGGCTGCTGACGACCGCCGTCACCTTCACGAAATTTGCTTCGGCCCAGTTGAGTTTGTGGAAAAGGTTGGCCTGGGGGCCGGATAAAAGCACTTTCGATTAAATCCGTGGCCTCAGCTGCGTATTCTGCAAAGTTTGAAATCGTAAAGACAATTTTGTCCTTTGTAAATACACTTTTTGCTACTTGGCGGCCTGTTACAGCTGGCGTAAATATGGCTCTTGGTTCGCCAGTTTGACCATCGCCCTTAGAACTACCTGTACTACCTAAAGGGCTTTTAATCTGCCAAGAATTTGAGAACTTACCGCTCCAGCTTGGACCCTCCTGTTGAAGTTCACGCACTGCGCGCTCTGCAGCAGCTTTTGGACCGTTAAATGCAGAGGTTGCGGCTATGCGGTCCAGTTCTTCTAGAAATTTATCTATACCGTTCTTAGCCATTACTGTGGCCTCACGATCAGGGTGTGGTACACCGGGTTGTCACCACGATAGGTCAAAATGTTGATGATCTTGGCTTCGCGGGTTGCGCCTGCCTGCGGATACTGCACACGGTCGGCCTCTGTTGGGTAATAATCGCCAAGCTCTTCCGTACCAATCAAGATCTTTACGTCCGTGCTTTGGTACAAGCCCTCGGATTCGCGTGGGGTAAGGCGGCTGATAATGCCTCGTACCGTGACATTGGTGTCCGCTCCAGTCACAGCCCCTGTGGTTGGGTTGTAGGCGCGGGGTGTAGTGGTCTTGATGTACGTGATGTCTTGGCCCCAATCGTTGAAGATTCTGGCCGGTATTGGTGAAAAAGTGTCGTCTATTTTTGACATTTCAGCCTCTTACAACGCGAACTTGATAGCCCCCAGAGCCCCCCAAGGTATAAGCACCTAAGTAGGACTGAAGCCATGGGTAAACATCGAAGATGTTATTTACTGCACCAGTGGCTTGGCTATCTGTGTTGTACTTCACCTTTAGTTCGCCTAGCTCGACTTCTTCGTATAAACCTTCGGTTCCGGTATTACCTGTGACGGCATCGGTGTCGTTTGCTAAAGCGCGTGCCAGCTCGTACTGGGCGTATTTGATGTCGTTGGGAATAACAGAGCATGTCAGCTCTACACGGTCCACGTGGTAGTTGTTGCGCGGCCAGCTAAGGGCTTGGCCGTTACTGCAACGGTCGCCATAAAAATTAAGGCTGTCGATCCAGCGGGTTGCGCTGATGAGGGCGCGGTTCTTTTCGTCGTCCGTTTTGTTGTCCCAAGTGGCGGAACTTGGAACGGTCTCGAAGTAAGCGTTTGCTTCCACCAGCGTTACAAAACTGTTGGAGTTTGCGCCCTTCAATGTGGCATCGATTGTTGCGGCCACAAGACTGCAGGAATACTTTCTTTGATTTTAGCCCAATAAAAAACCCCGCCGAAGCGGGGCAGTATCAGCTTTTGCTGGACTTATCAGGCGATTGCGCTGGTGTCCAGTGGGCTGTTGACGATCAACTCGACCATGGGGATCAGGTCAACGTCGTAGGTGGCTGACCAGTTGCCAGCAGTGGCCAGAGTGCCATTGGTGGGGTTGTCACCAGCATTCGTCCACTTGGTGCCCATCACGTGATAGGCGGTGTGGTAGTCCACAGAAAGCACGTCCTGCTTCGAGAGCACGTTACGGTCTGCTTCAATGCGCAGATCCTGTTGGACGCCTTCCAGAACTGAACCACCCTTCATCAGGAAGCAGCGGAACTCCTTGACGTGGGTTGATGTGCCAGGAATCACAGTGTTGACCTGTGGGTCCATGATCACGTTGCAGCCAGCAAATTCGCCGATGGAGCGTGCTCCAACGCCGACGCCGCCACCGCCCCAGGTCACTGCGCCAGAAGCGGCCAGTGCAGAGGTGCTGAAGGTAAGAAGGCCAACCTGATACAGGTAGAAACCAACAGATGGGTGGACAATCAAGGTGTCCAGCTCATCGCCACGCTCGCCAAGGGCAGCGCGGGCTTCAGCCAAATTGGCTGCGGTCAGGAAGTTGGCTTCGCCTTGTCCTGAAGTTGCAGCGATTGCCTTGTCCAAAGAATGGGCAGACAATGCTGTGCCAAACAAACCAGCAAGCTGGGAGAACAGGCGTGCGCTGTTCAGCTTGTTGATTGCATCGGCAAGCTGGTTGCGGATGTGAAGCATTGGGTCTTCGCCCGCTGCCAACATTGCAACGTCGTCCACTGCATACGCGAAACCGCGATGGCAGATGGAAGCGATCTGGGTGCCGGTGCCGATCTTCTGTGGAGTCAGGTAGCCAGCGGTGCTTGTGCCCCACGTAGCTGTCCCGTCCATGATCTCTTCTGTTGGAGATACTGGATTAAACTCGGGCACCTGGATGCGGGTGCCGCCTTCGCGGGCATCCAGCAATGGGTTGCGGACAACAGCGCCAGACTTGATGAACAAGCTGCGCTCTTTTACTGCCTCAGACACATAGGTGCTGAGATTATTCCTCTTTACGATGTCCGCGAGTAGGACACCGCCGGAATAATTCTGAAATGGTGCGGCCATCTTAGAAAACCAACGTTAAAGGTGTGTGCGGGGTCCAAGCCACGGACTTGGTGAGACAAGCCCCACCGGGGCTACAAAGAAGCTTCCCTTTCCAGCACAGCTGCAAGTTCAGGCTCCTCTGCTTTTAGTTGCATTTGTCTCGTTATGTTAATACTACCGGCCTTGAATGGATTAGCCATTCCAGGGGCGATAACAGAATTTGGCGTCGGCTTGGCTCCCATACCAGCGGCACTGCTGGGCTTGAAGTGGTGCTCAAAACCTGAACCGGGGTTCTTTAAATTGCCTAGGTAGTTAGTAATATCTTGTTCGACACCTTTGTCCAAAATTACAACGTCGCCGTTGTCCTTTTTGTGCAGGTTGTTTTGTACCAGCTGCAGCATTTGCTCGGCGTTGATCGCACCGGCTCGGCTGATCGCTGATAAGGCACTGGTACGCATAGAAGCTTCCTCATTGGAAACTTTCATGTCTGCCAGCTGACGTTCCAATGCGCTGATTTGGGTGTCCTTTTCTTGGGCGCTTTTATTAGCTTCCTCCCAAAGGTCTTTCCATTGGCCTTGGTCTTCCAACGTTTGTTTGCGCTGGTCGTCCTGCTTTTTGTAGACCTCATCCAGCTTGGATTTGATGCCTTGGAAACGTTCCTCGGCTTCAGTTGCCTGCACTTTTAATGCAGCAAGCTGGGTTTCGTATTCGGCTTTTACAGCAAGCGCAGGGTCTGGTTGCTGTGGAGCGGTGTCGGCTGCAGCCACGGGCTGGTCAGGACTCGCCACGGGCGTTTCCTGGATGACGTGCTCTTCCATAGTCAGAAGTCAAAAGTGGTGGTAGGGGTGTCTTCCGCAGGCTTTGATGGCTTGCGCTTACGCACAGCTTTGCATACCTCGGGTTCTGGTTCTGGTTCG